CAGACTCTAAACCTGGCCCCATAGCTGAAAGAGAGGATAACACTCCCATTGCAGGTAAAGCCAATAAAGAAGCAGCACTAAGAGCTACTAAACCACCCGCCAACCCTGTTAGTTGCCCAAAAGTAGGTAACGTGGAAAAGTCCAACCCAGCCAATGTACCTAAGGCACTAATTATTAGGGATATCCCAGCCGCGGCAATACCAACACCAATACCAACCATCATTAAAGACCCCCCTAAAGCTAACATCGCAATAGCTGCCTTTGGTCCTAGGAAGGTAACTCCTACCATCGCTGCTATTAACAAACCAATCCCAACACCAACACCTAATATAATTGATTTTAGGGTTTCTAGTTGTTGGTTATCTAAATTTCTCATTTCTTTTGCCAAGGCCGCAAATCCTTTTACCGCAAAATAAACACCGGCCCCTACTGCGGCAACAGCAACACCAATCGATGCTATAACTAAAGCGGTACCCATAAGTCTTTTCATTTGTCCTTTACCCGCACCTAAAGCTGCTGATCCCGACATGGCGGCTCCACCACCTCCACCTGCTAATTTTCCAACTCCAGAGGTAAACGCAAATCCTGCCCCCATACTTGCCCCTGCTGTAAACATCGCAGCAATTCCAAAAGCTGCGGTTAAACCTATAATACCCGCAGTAACCCATCTTTTAGTACTATCAGACCAATCAGCCATTAATTCTGTATATTTTTTAGCTTGGTTTCCTAGGTATTCCATTATTGGGAGTAATGTTAATTGTAACATTTTAGCCATTGCATCAAGATTGTCTTTGAAGGTCATTTGCATTTTAACCATTTCTTCCATTGTTGCCTCCTCTTGTCTTAAAATTTCAATGTCTGTTTGAGTAACCTTTGAAAGGTCCTTCTTTTCTCCTCTAACCTCAATAAACATACCTCCAGTTTCATCAAATTTTGTTAGTCCACTTAAGTAACTTATATCTTTTGGGTCTATTGTTGCTCTTATTTCAGCACGTATTCTTTGATCTTGAGCTTGTTCCCTAGCTTGTACTGTTAAGTCGTCAAATGATTGTCCTGTTATTTTGGCCAACTCTCTTAGACGGTCTAACTCATTAGCAGTTAAATCAAAAGTCCCTGTTCTTTTGTTGAACACTCCAACCCCTATTGTTGCACCTAAAACTTCTTCTGTAAAGCCAGCCATGTCATTTCTTGCTTTAGACATTAACATAAATGGGTCACCTAGTCTACCCATTTCACCACCTAATACTTGTAACGCCGCTGCTGCCTCAATTGCTCCTTCAGGTCTCATAACTTTTTCCGCAAATCCTGAAAATGCGGACATGTCTTGTCTCATTCTCTGAGTCAACGCCGTAGCTTTCTTTAGATCCTCAATCCCTCCTCTAAACCTGTACTTGGTCATTAGTTTCATGTTCTTACCCATATTTTTAGTAAATTTGGTTGCGTCTAGTCCAAATGCTTGGGCGTCTTGAAACATTTTTTCAAATTCCTTAGCGGCTTGTATGGAACCTATACCAAAAAGTTCTAAGTCTGAGGCCATGTCACCTATTTGGGGGTAAAGTTTGTATAGGACACCAAATCGTTCCATTTCTTCCTCAGTTAAAATTGATGCGGTACCTAAATTAGAGGAAATATCTCCTTGTATTTTAGCAATTTCGGCCAAACTAACATTAAAACGAGCCGCCAACATTGCAGCCCCTAACATGTTTTCTCTAAATATTTCTGCAGAACCTGCGGTAAGACCCATACTAACACTTTGTGTTCTTATTGCCTTATCCATTTCTAGATATAAGTTAGTTAATTTTCTTACGGTGAACATCTCATCGTAAAGAGCTTTAACCCCTTTTTCAACTTCCTTAACTAACGCTTTCCTTATACTAAGTGTTTTTTTAAGAGCCTTAATCTCTTTACCTATGATATCTAATTTCTTTTTAAGGTCTTTATTAAGTTGTCTTAAGTTTTGTTCTTCTTCCTCACTTAACTCAATTCTTTTTTCCTCAAGATCAGCTATCATTTTGGTTGTTTCACCAAATTGTTTTTCAGCTTCTTGCATCATTTGAGTGTACTCATACAGTTCTTTTCGAGCTTTAAGATGGGCAGCAACACCGTTATTGACCCTCTTTTGATTGTCAATCATCCATTGTAATAACTCTCTTTGTTGTTGGAGTTCCGCTATCCTTTTATTCGCATCTTCTGCCATAACTTAATTAAAAACCTGAAGTTTCTTTTTTAATTTTATCAATTGTTATATTTAACTTACCTAAAGTATTATTATCTTGTAATACTGTGACCTGATACTTTTTACCAAATTCAACATTTTCCGTACCCCTACTAAATAAAAATCTTAGTTTTGCATCTCCAGGAACCTTCGTTGTTTGTCCTTGTGATGATTTTATTTCTTTTATTTCAAAACCGTTATCTAACATATTTGTTTTATATTTCCATAAATCTCCTTCATGTTTTTGTAATAAAGCCGCATGTTGGTTGCCCTTAGCCAAATAAACCTGAGGGTCTATATCTATCGACATTGTTATGTCAAATGATTTTCCTTTGTCGTTTTGTAGTTGATTATATACTGGTAAAGTATAGAAGTTGTTTTCTATTTTTGTTTTTGTGTCTCCCGTGGTCGACCCTTGTGGTGTAGTTTTAGCCCCTCCTTTATAGATATAACGTGAGGTTGCATCCATTATAAATATTGTATTTTCTCCTGTCTGTTCTCCACCTATTGTAACCGTACATGGATATTTTCTACTAATAAACACAACCTCTTGTTCATCCCTTAAATGAATTAACATATCTTTAGGGGTTTCAATCACTTCTTCTACATCAACTTCTTCCTCCTCATTTAATTTTTTTTCTGAAAATGTAATATTATATTGTGGGTAACCCAATTTTGATCCTTTTAATCCTTCTAAAAACACATTAAAATATGTTATTAAATTAACTAAATCATCGTCTGTTAAATCCTTGGTGTACTCCTTGAATATTTTTTTGAATTTTGGTTTAATTATACCTATTAGTTTTTTCTTTTCTTTTTCTATTTCTTTGTCTAGAACGTTTGCCATTTTTTTATCTTTCTTTTGTGCTTCTTTGGCGGCGTTTAGATCTATAAGTTGTTTCAAACTTTCAGTATAATTTTCTAATAAGATATCTTTAATAGTTATAAAATTTTCAGTAACTACTTGGTCCCCTTCCCATTTTGTTGCTTGGTCCTTAAAATTAAGTCCGTATTCAGGAAGTTCTTTTTTTATCCTTCTAAGTATAGGTCTTATATTCTTTCTAAAATATAAAACAAAAGGATCTTTAAGACCTAGTTTAATATTAACTGTATTGAATAGGTCGACAATTTTTTTATTTCTATTTCTATTTTCGTTTGTTTTATCATCTTCTACCTCTACCGGTGTTGGTGTTTCTACAGAAATGGTTTGTCCTTTATCTGTTAGACCCACATAATTTGCATTCTTAGTCGTAAAAGTTGTGTTCTTAGGTATTACCCCAGTAGGGAGTTTTATGTCGTTAGAAAACGAATATTTAAGAATAAAAGGACCGGTTTTATAATGATAATCTAAAACAATCTCATTTACAATACCCTGACTTATAGGAGTGACTCCTATACCTTGTCTAACAGCATCAAGTGATGTTTCCGCACCTACAAATCCTTGGGAAAAATCCTCAATTCCTTGATTGAATCCCGCCGTCCCAGTTTCACCATCCACACTAACGTCAGTTACTGTGGCAGTTATAGGATTTTTACTAACATCTAGTTGTGTTTGTTCAGAAAGATTAATAGGTTCTAATCCCATTAATTCTTTCATTCTATTATATTGTCGAGTCTTGTTATCCAAAATGTTTTTATTATAAATATCTTATATAAAAAAAGAAGAGGAGTTATCTCCTCTTCGCTTTAGCGTTTGCCGCTTTTTGTGCTTTGTTTTTTTCGTCAATTTCTTTTTGTAATAAAATCATATATGATCGCCTCTCAAATATTGGCATCATCATTACATCTTCTCTCGTAAACCCAGCGTGATGTACAAGTATGTAGATTTCTTGGAATAACGACTGTTTATAACTCGACGTTAGGCCAAAAAAATCGGACTGTGATGGGAATGAGACTGCGAAACACGGCACCTGAAGGCGCTTCCACGTCTACCCTCAGGTCTATGCCAGGTTCAATATCATCCATATATTTTCTTAACTCTAATGAATCTCCGGCTGGTAAGTACTGAACAAATTGTTCAATGTAACTTTTATTGGTTTCTCCGTCTACTTCCATGATTTGTGTTACTAATCTAGAAGTTAATAATTTTGAAACGTTATTTTTCAAGATTTTTTGTCTTTTTTCTTCCCCTTTAACTAAATCCTCTTCGTCTTTTGCTGTTAATAATCTGAATTTAATTGATTTTTTACTACGTTTTAAGTCAAACGAAAAATATCCTTTTTCGTCTGGAGTTGCCCCTATTGACTTTACATCTAGTTTATTTAGGTCGATTTCTGTTTCAAACTCTTCTCCTGTTTGTGGGTCTGTTAATTTTACTGGGTACATCTCTCCATATGCTGTCGCTCTTAAAAATACCATAATTGCATTTCTATCACCAACTAAAAGATTTTTTGCATTCACTCCTTTTTGTTTAATTTTACGTTCCATAAGTACGTCTAGTACTTTACCTGATTGTAAAAGATTAGGAGAAGTTAAAATGTTTTCATCTTCCGCGGTCATATATTCAATCTTAATAGTTTCCTCGCAGTCATCATAGAGTAATCCTTTCGATGGTAATTCAATTACATCAAAGGGTACACTAAATTTTACTTCTTTTTCTGACATTTTTTATTTTTTTTTATATAAAAATTATAATTTTTCATTAAAGAATAGTCATAAATAATGATTTGTAAACAATTAAAGGACCGAAGTGGTCCTTTAATTTAATATATTTTATGTAAAATATGTTTAGTACTTAAGAATAGCTCTATCGAATCTTAGAGTTGCTGAAACATCCGCTAAATCATCTCCACTGTAATCTAAGTCACCAAAATTAACATTAGTTAAGAAAGTACCTCTTAGTTCCCAGTTTTCTACAATAGCCCCTGTTGGGTCTAACATGAAAAGATCTACCTTTTTCTTGTATCCAGCAGCGTAACCCATTCTTCCTGTTACTGACTCCGCGTGTAATCTTACCCACTCCATTAAAGCTTGTGAAGAAGAAGGTGCGATAGGATCTCTAAAAGTCACATCAATTGTTTCCCATTGGAACTGTCCAGCTACGAAAGTTTTCGTATTAAGAAAAGGTATCTCAACTTCGTTTATTGTTATTGAAGGTCTAGCCGCACTAGATACAATCCATTCTGCGATTCCTAAATCCGAAGGAAATTTTAGTATAAACCGATTCTTTCTTTTTGGTTCATAAGGAACCGGCATTTTCATTAATAAGTCTGCCATTTTTTTAGTTTTTTTTTAATTCGTATTATTAATCAATACATCTATAAATATATCAATAAATAAAATTATTTATGTTGAGTGTACGATTAGTTTATTTTTACCTTTTTCCGAAGTATCATAAATGTAAAATTCAATGTCTGGATATTGTTTTGATATCTCTTCTTTTACCTTTTTTACCATATGTTCTACATTATCTGTGTCATCATCACTAAATCCAACACTCATTTTATTATATTTATCTTTATCCATTTTTTCAAAAGCCTTTACCACTTTTCCCACAAAATCATCTAAAGCATTACCTTTTTCTTTTTTAACATCAACAAATCTATTTCTAAATGAAACAGGATAATAATAGTTAGATTCTATATATTTTTGAATTATTTCATCGTTATCACCCGTAAAATCATAATTATCATTAATATTTTCGACCATTTCGTCTATTTCCTCGTCAGTAAAATTATCCTCAATTATCATTAAAACTCCTTTTTTCAAAGTTTTTGGTGATTGTGGTCTAGCTGTAATTATAGATATAGGTTTTGCTTTTAATAAGGCCTCCTTAAAATCATTAAACGAAGGTGCAAAATCTTTACTCGTAAGACTATCCTCTACATTTTTTAAGAATTGGTTATCGTCATTAAACTCGTTAAAGGCATTTTTAATATCTCCATTCGGGTACCTATAATCTGGAGAATCCTTAAGTTCTGCATATTCCCCTGTTGTTAATTTTACTTTTTCCCAACTATCTCCATTCTTTTTCTCCATATCAATCATTGTTGGCATATGAAGAATATTGTCATCCCAGTCAAAACTATAGGCCCTCATCGTTATTTCATATAACAATCTTCGTTTCATCTTACTGAGTTATATCGTTAAATGATACGGAAGAAGGGGTAATATTAAATTCAACTTCAATAAACTCTAAAGTTCTAGTTGGTTTTACAAATATTTTACCTGTCATCGAATTTGTGTCTAGTTCATTAGCGTCACTATTTAGTTGTACTTTGAATTCGGTTAGACCTCTGTCTCTTCTTACATCTTCTAAAATCGGATTTATTAAGGAAAGGAATTGTTGTCTAACAATATCATCGTTTTGTTCAAATAATAATTGTATAGCCACAGATTGTACTTTCTTTTTTAAGTAAATCATTAATCTTCTTACGTTTATTCTATCTAAAGCTGATACAGTACTTTTTAATGTTTTTTGTCCCCATATTACTACCCCGACTCCATTAAAAGTCGCTATAGGATTTATTTTACCTATATAAAGATCGTCTCTATTAATTTGTGTAAGTTTAGTTTGTGCCTTATCTATTGTGTTTAATAATCCTCTAGTTTGTCCAGCTGGTGCAAACCATGGGAATGAAATATTATCTGTTAACGCCATAGCTCTAAACACTTCACCTGTTGGTGGAAGATAGAGTCTTACGTTATTTTCAGTGTCCTTATATCTAACCCAAGGCCAATAAGTTGCCATATAACTACTTGCTATTGCTGCATTACTTAAATTATCTACTGCCGAATCAACTGTTTGATTGGCTGGGTTTGGTGAGTTAACTACATAAAGTGCGTCAGCCCTATCATTCTCAATCATTTCAAGTGCCCTATTAACCAATGTTAAATTATTAGTGTAATCGATACCTGGTGTACCAAATAGACTAATATCAATACTTTCTGGATTAGCGTATTTTCTAATACCATCATAATAAGGATAATAATCAGTTACTAAACATGAGGAAGTGATAGTGTTATTATACCAGAATGTAGCATAATTAGTTTGGTTTACGATATATGTGTCACCATATGTTCTAGTTTTTCTATACCTATCCCAACCATCATTACCTCCATAAGGTATAACAGTAAATTTAAGATAGTCACTATCATTATAATAATTTTGTGTTTGTAATGAGGTGTTACCACTTGGATTGAAGTTGTAAGCCCCTACATCATATTGGTATACATCTGTTTGTGTTAGACCGGAAACTCTATTATCGAAATGGAATCCTGGTGTTTTACCAGTCCATGCTGTACCATTTGGGTCACACATATATGGTGAGGTTGGGTTTGTTCCCTCCAATCCTTTATAAATAAAGAATGCTTTATCAAATCCTTTTTTACTTGACCAACCTAAATAAGTTCTTTTTACATTATCATTTAATGTATCGTAAACTAAATTATAAAATGGTTTAGGTGCAACACTGTCTGGCCAACCAGAAATGGCTCCCGTATTAGTTATACTGTTTCCACCATTTAACTCTGCAGAAGATGGTGGGTCTTGGAAAATCTGGTCATCTAGTGTCGCCCCACTATAATCTCTAATTGGGTATCCTCGGAAACCTGCTGGAAGTGCGTCTATTGGTGCATCTTCATCGATCTCTAACATAATATATCTACTCCTTAAAGGATAATCCCCATTTTCTGTACCAACTTTCGTACCAATATAATTTTGACTTCCAGGATTCATTGTACAATTTTGGAAACTCTCATAAATTATTTGATTTGTATCAGTATCGTTTATATCTCTAACTACTAGAGAAAAACTTTTGGTGTCTTTTTGAATATTTTGTATGGATATTTTAACCATGTCATTTGCGTTGTTTCCGTCCGCCACAAGAATAGCTTTGAAAAGTTTGAATATTTTATTACCTCTTATTTCTGACATTATAAAAGGAGTTTCTGGTCCTTTTGTTGCCGCTAAAGGTTGCCAATCTTCACTGTAGTTATCAAAAGTTGATTCTTGACCAATACTGATATTACTAAATGTGAGAGCTGAAGCTGCTAAGTTATTCAAACTGTTTGGATATATCTCTTCCACCCACATTGGTTGTGTTTTATCAAAAGGATCCACTCCAAATACTTTCGTTAAATAATTTTGGGAAGAGGTATCTAGATTTGTTTGGTAACTAAATTGTGCTCCTGCCGCAGTAAATCCTGAAACATAAAAGTTTTGTTTATAATTAGTTGTGTTTATTGATCTAAACTCCTTTGCGGTACAATCTGGAGATAGTGGCGGTGCTGCCATTTCGGGACACGGTCCTGGACCATCACCAAACGAAGGTGAATTTTGTAATGTTACCCCTGCTGAACCTCCAGTACTATCACCCACGTCTCTACTAAATGTATTAAGTGAATAACTACCTCTACTTCTTAATTTAGCAACAACCATTTCTTGTGTTGCCGCTGTCCAGGTAAATACTGTACCTGATGTTTGTGCTGTCCATCCTTGAGTCCCTCCTGTGTGAGCACCTATATAATTTCCCTTTCTCCAGTTTAGTTGGAATGTGTATCCTGTAGCCGGATAACCTAATGGGTTCATTTCTCTAGTCCCAGTCCCCGCGTGAAATAGATTAGAAGGTTCGAGATTAGAAAAGGTACTCCCATTATCCTGTCGCGAAATAGCAGGATTCCATCTAATTGAATTGTATGTCGTAGCATTCGTTTGTTCCGCAACTCTTGGTGTTTCAAATGATGTATTATTAAGTAGTGGGTTTGTACCCCCAGCTGTTGTGTTTGTAGAAATAACAAAAGTTTCACCACTTAGTAAACATAACGGATAAGCTGTTGTTGTTAATTCCGATACGTGAGGTAATCCTGACGAATCAAAGTATTGTCCACCTGTACTACCCGTTACCACTAGTTTTCCACCTGATCCTTTAGTTGTTGATGAGAATATAACCGCAAGTTTCTTTCCTGTTGCCTCCACAATGTCAGCTGCGTCAGCGTTGGTGTATTGTACACCGTTTATGGCAGATTCTCCATCCGAAGTAAAATTATACCCCCAAGTACCTCCACTATATAAACCTGGTTGACCACCTGCTGGTGCCGTATAAATTGTACCGTTCCCATTATCAATTGTTGCTGAACCTACGGCCCCTGTTGAGTCTAGTCCTGGTATACCAAAACCTCCTAGTTGGTTGTAGTTTACTGATCCATAAAGTCCATTAAGAGCTCCACCCCCAAAAGACCTAAATACATTATTATAGTTAGGAACATAACTAAGTGTTATATTCCAAGCTGTACCAGCGTCATATCCAGAATACCCTAAAATACGTTCAGCGTAATATGAATTTGCCTCACTTAAATAAGTTTTAGCAATATATGATTGTTCGTATTGTGGTATATTTGTACCAGGGAAAGTTGTTTTATTTAACCCTCCAAAGTAAGTTTTATACGTATCATAACTTGTAATGAATATAGGTTCAAATGCTGGTCCTTGTGTAGTTTCTCCTACAGTACCTAAAGTTGTTGCCCCTATAGCTGCGTTATTTGCGGTTAACTCTCTTTCTGAAGTATATACCCCTGGTGATAATGGAACTTGGTTTGCCATCTATTTCAAAAATTTTATCTACTTGTTATATGTCATCAAAACTAGTTGCTGTTGGTGTAACATTAAACTCAATTTCGATAAACTCTAAAGCTCTAGTTGGTTTAAGGTATATTTTACCTGTCAATTTGTTTTGATCGATTTCTTCAGGGTCACTTGATACAACAACTCTAAAGTCTGTTAAACCTCTATCTCTTCTTATGTCTTCTAAAATTGGATTAACTAGACTTAGGAATTCTTGTCTAACAACTTCATCATTTTGTTCAAAGACTAATCTTACTGCTACTGCTGAAATTAATTTTCTAGCCCTTAACAATAATCTTCTCACATTAATCCTATCTAAAGCTGATAAACTAGTTTGTAATGTTTTGTTACCCCATATAACAGGCCCAGTCGCTGTAAATGTTGCAATTGGATTAATTCGTGCCTCATATAAGTCATCTCTATTATCTTGTGTTAGTTTAGTTCTAACTCTAGTCGCCTTAACAATACCTCTATTATAACCTGCGGTTGCGAACCAAGGGAATGCAACATTATCAGTTAATGCCATATTTCTTAAGACTTCCGCAGTTGGTGGAATGTAAATTCTTACATTATTTTCAGTATCGTTATATTGTATCCATGGCCAATAAGTCGCAGTATAGTTACTATCTAAAGACGCATCGTCTAAAGCGTCAACCGCAGTTGAGATTGTTTGGTCTTTATAATTTTCAGCTGTAAGAAGGTAAAGTGAATCTGCTCTATCATCTTCAATCATTTCAATTGTTTCATTAACTAATGTAAGATTATTTGTATAATCTATACCTGGTGAAGCGAATAAATTAATATCAACATTTTCAGGATTAGCAAATTTTTGTATATTAGTATTATAAGAATACCAGTCAGTATTTTTGTTGAATGAGTATGCCCCTGAATTCGCAACCGATGTTGTTCCAGACCCATATCCTGGTGTATAGCTAGTACTGTTTTCTTTGAATACGTCTGTATTACTTCTATTTATTCTACTAGTGTCCCATCCGTCATGTCCTCCATATGGTGCTACAGTAAATTTTCTATATTGTTTTTTAGAGTAAATATTAAGAGTTGTGGACGTTCCATCATCACATCCTGGTCCGAAATACTTACCAGCACAATTCGTACCAGCGTATTGACTTGTAGTTGTAAAGAATGGGAAACTTCCTACTGAACCTGAAAACCATACTCTATAATCACCGTTATTACCATTATTTAAGAAAGTGGTACCGGAAGCTCTTGTGTCTAAGTGGAATCCGTATGTATGTCCTGTCCATGCCGCCGCACAAGCCGTACCAAGTGCAGTTGAACATCCTTTATAATCAAAAATATCTTGGTCATATCCTACTTTACTAGAAAGTCCTAAATAAGTTTTTCTAATATTATCTGTGATAGTATCATATGCTATATTATAAGTTACATAAGGTTCTACTCTGGTGTGTAAAGCCCCTGGAGCCGCTTGTGCCAACGCAGGACCATCAGTAAATCCACTTAAGTTAGGATAGTTCGTCTGTGGGTAACCCCCATAACCTGATGGTAATCCATCTATTGGTGCGTTTTCGTCAAGTTCAACCATTATATAACGAGACCTTAAAGGATAATCACCATTTAGGGTCCCAATTCTCTTCCCTATGTAGTTTTGACTCACAGGATTCATAGATAAATTTCTGAACTGCTCGTAAATAGTTGGTTTAGCATCCGTATCACTATATTGTCTAACCGCTAAATCAAAAGTAACATTATCTATATCAATGTTAACAATACTAAATTTTAAGAAATTATTAGCTGTGTCTCCATCAGCTATTGTAATAATTCTAAATAATTTAACAATTTCTGTACCCCTAACTTCTGAATATATCCATGGAGTTGTTGGTCCGTCTGCAGTAGCGATTGGTTGCCAAGTATCTGTATAATTAGACCATCCACTTGGAATGTTGTACCAAGCAATATCTCTAACTGTGTCTAAATAGTTATATGTTGCTGACCCACCAAAAGATTTACCTAGTTCTTGTATCGCCTTTGGATAGAATTGTTCTACATAAAGTTTAGCATCAGGGTTGTTTGTACCATCGTAATAAGGATCCCTCCCTAAAACTTTCAATATGTAGTTATTACTATTAGGATTAAAGTTAACTACCCAAGAGTTTACAACTCCAGTACCAGGTGCCTTTGCCTCAACAACAAAATCATCTGATGCGTCTCTCCATAAACCATATACATAAGGATTAACACTAGTTGCTAAAACAGTTTGAGATTCACCTCCTAACTCATAACCAGAATTAATTGGTTCTGTAGGTGACCCGGCGTTTTGTGGTCCTTCTTGAGCACCACTAGTTTTTAAGACTATTTGTACCGCCGCTTGGCTATAGGTTCCTGTCGATGTAGTGGATTTTCGTGATCTAATAACACAAGCTGTCATACCTGAAACAGGTCTACCTGTATTGTCATCTTTTAATTCTAGATCTGTAGATGCCGCCTTTACATTAATTACTAATGCTTCTGTGGCATCGAATCCAGTTTGTCCTAATACACGTGACATGTACATGTTATTTGATTCTTCTAGGTATTGTCTCGCAATGTATGTTGATTCAAATTTAGGTACTTTGGTTGCACCTATTGTAAACACACCTGTATTTTGTCCTCCAAAATAAGTTGTATATGTGTCATAATCTCCAACGAATATAGGTTGGAATGCTGGTCCTCTTACAGACTCTCCTGCTACCCCTAGGCTTGTTATACCCACACTTGCTGCAACAAAAGAAAGGTCTTTCTCTGATGTATAAACACCCGGTGATACTACTACTTGATTTGTACTCATCTCTTAATTTATTTTTAATTAAATATTATTCTTGGTTTTATTATAAATACTATGATTTTTATCAAAGTACGAAGGCTTTTTTGGTCTAGTATGAAAAGAATCATACTTTTTTCATACTTATTTATATATGAGTAAACCAAAACGTAATAAAAACCTTAAAATAGATACAAAAACACATTCCGTGTTAAAATCCTACTGTGAGACTAATGGACTTAAAATGTTCGCATTTGTAGAAAAACTAATTATACAAAATTGTTCTAATCTTCGTTATAAAAAAAAGGATGATCTTTACAATGATTAAATAACGTTAATATAACCTCTAACTGTAACAGAAGAGTCTATATCATAGTCGATTGGTAGTATGGTCGCCCTTATTATATATCCTGGTAAGACTTGGAGTGGTAAGGCTACTGATGTATACGAGGATCCATCATTTACAGATATTTCAAACTTAGGAGATTGAGCGGGACATCCTGTATTTATTTGTACACAATCCCTAGCGTTATTTAATGAATACTCTGTTAATAAGACACTTTGGTCAATAATAAATTCCGAAGTAAGTACTGATATCGCTGGTGGTTGGGAAGCTGGTTCCCATATTAACTCTGTTGTATACTCCACTAGTTCTGGCTCAGGATTTAGTCCGTCTGTTTGATTCCTACTAGGGACCACATTAGGTTCAGTTTCAAATAAAGAAACTACTCTTTTAATGGCTGGTGTAACTTCGTACTCTTCTTCATCCATTATGTACCCTTGTAACTGCATCTCAAAGTTTTGTACATAGAATCTTTTTTGTTCGAATTGGTCTATTGTGCTTTCATCTCCAATACTCTCTAATACTACAGGAAAAAAATGTCCATTACATTTAATATATTTTTGTCTAGATTGAAAAGCTTGCATTATTATCTTATTAAATTTATTCAGTTCTCTCATTCTATAACTAAAAAATCTTACTTGGTATGTTAGGTTTACCGCGATAGGTTGAGGTATTCTATACACATCATACCCTACGGTATCCCCATCGTAGTTTGGAACCTTCATGTAATCAAATCTTCTCTTTTGTGGAATAGTGTATTGTGTTACTGGATTTGTACCAAATTGTATATCAGGATTTCTAACTATTGTAATAAAAGGCATTTGTACATTTCTATTCTTATCAGTAAACTGCCACGTTCTAGCAAATTCAGCCCATCTTTGTATAGTCAAGAAAAATACCGGTACTTTTTCTCCATCTACTGACACCATTAAGTCTTCCTCTATTAACTTAATTAAGTCTCTGTCCATATCTTCATATAATACACCTTTAGGTACAAAGGTACCACTAGCATCCATACCTTCTTGCCATAACTCCATTCTTCTTTCGTGATTCCTGGAAGCTGGCTTAATGTTTATATTCTTCAAAAATTTCTTCGGTATACCCATTATTATATTCCTTCAAATTCATTAGGATCGACAGTTGTACATTCAACTGTTCTAGTCGCTCCTTTATATCCAAATACTGTATGTTCGTTATCTGAGAATATTTTTCCATCATTAACTACAGTCCAAAACTTCATATTATCTTCTGTGTCCCTATATCCAATATAATCACCATATTTTATTTCACATTGTTTTTCATCCAACTGTTTCTGATAAACATTAAAAGTCATATTACCATAATCTCTATATCTCATTCTACCATTATCGTATGTTTGATTTTCTCCTGGTGCTATTTCCAGATTAACCTGTAACTCAATAGGTGGGAAAAACCTAATATCTTGTGACTTAACTTCTTTATAAACATCATCTGTATCTGTTTTTTCAATATCAACACTATAGAGCACAATAGTCATATTAAGGTCTCCCTCCATATACTCTCTACCAAAACCAATTTCTAAATCAAAATCAATTTCATCAAAGAATTTAGTTAGTCTTGTAATCGGAACTTTATTAGGTCTATTAGGTGTCATATAATATAAATACTCTTGACTTAGTTATAATTAATATTTAGCATTAAGCACGCCACTAATAACTAATAACTATTAATAATTATTTAATTGATCAATATAATATAAATAATGCATGCTTGATCCAAATCGTATAAAAGATTATATATCTTTAGTTAGAACCTATGGAGGTGAAAATGACTATATCCTTAGTCTTAAATCTCGTATAAAAACTTCAGGCTCATTCAACCCAACACCTAAACAAATAGAGTATATTCAAAAAAACTATAGAAAGAAACCCATAGTTCTAGAAAAAGAGATAACTGTATCAAGTTATTTTGCCACAAAATTACAAGAGCAACATAGATTAATTTTCTTACCCAAAAAATTTACACTTGTTAAAATACTGGCAAATGGTGACGACACACTTCATGTGATGGCTAAATTTAATGAAAAACAAAAAAACCCCATAATGATATGGATACCTAAAAAATTTATCATTAAAGAGAAAAAAAAGAATGAAGTAAAAAGAATAGATTTTGGACAATTTAGTAGTCGTCCACCCATGGTCCACCAAAGAGAAGCAATAAAAAAACTTTTAGAGTATGATAGGTTTATTCTTTCTGATGATATGGGATTAGGTAAAACTACCTCAGCTGTGTTAGCGGCAATGATTAGTGAGTCAAAAAAAATACTTATTATTTGTCCTTCTTCACTTAAATTAAATTGGAAAAAAGAAATTGAGAACTATGATTCGGGTATTTCTATAGTCTCTGGGAAAAAATGGGATTCTAATGAAAAGTGGACAATCATTAACTATGACATATTGAAGAATTTTCATTCTTTACCAACCAAGAATAAAAGTGTGTCGAAAAGAGAAAAGAGTGAGATTCTAGACTCAAAGTTTGATTTAATTATTATTGATGAGGCTCACGCAATAAAAAACACCTCTTCTAAACGAACTAAACTAGTTATGGATTTTGTCAAAAACATTAAAAGGGTGTGGTTACTTACTGGTACACCCGTTGCTAATAGACCAATAGATTTTTATAACTTATTAAGAGTTTGTAAGTCTTATGTATCACAAGACTGGATACATTTTGTTAAAAGATATTGTGAAGGTAAACAATTTAGAGGACAAGGAGGTAGATTAGTGTGGGACACTAAAGGGGCCTCAAACCTTCAGGAACTTCACCAATACACAAAAGATTCAATTCTTAGAAGAAAAAAAGAAGATATATTAGATTTACCACCTAAAATAGTTTCTCCAGTGTACCATCAACTACAAAACGCATCTGGATATCAAGAAATAATGGGTGAATATAAATCATGGTCGTTAAAACATGGGCACGCTAGTTTAGCAGAACACATGACAAAACTAGTAACTTTACGAAAATTTTTAGCAGAAGAAAAAACAACATCAACAATAGAATTCACAAAAGACTTAATCGAACAAGGTAAAAAAGTCATAATTTTTACAAACTTTAACGATGAGCAACAAAAAATAGCGGACGCTTTCCCTAAAAAATGTGTAAGACATAATGGATCCATGAGTGCGGAAGAAAAAGAGGAGAGTGTTGAGAAATTTCAAACTGACCCAAAAATAAAAGTATTTGTTGGTAATATTATATCGGCAGGGGTTGGTATTACCCTAACTAAAGGAGAAGTTGTGATAATGAACAGTTTAGATTGGGTTCCAAAATCCCACTCTCAAGCCGAAGATAGGGCTTATCGAATTGGTCAAGATAAAAAAGTTAATGTCTATTATCCTATTTTTGATAAAACTATCGAAGAAATAATTTATAAATCGTTAAAGTCTAAACAAAAAAATATTGATACGATTATGGGTGAGTATTCAGAAGAAGATATAGTTGAGAGTTTAATAGACCAAATAAAACTTATTTAATTTTATCTCCGTCTGAAGAAAGTATATATACAAATTCTTTATGACACAATAAACTTATACTACTACCGTTCTCTAATTCCATTTCACTCCATTTTTCGTCAATTAACCTTTTAGAGGAAACTAAAGTATTAGCTAAAGATTTAATTCTAACAATACCCGATATAGAATCTGAAATTGTTAATTTAATATCTCCACCTCCTCGAGCAATTATAGTACCATCATATATTATTTCATAATCATTAGAAACTACTTTTACTTTATCCTCCTCATAAGTTTTTCTAAATGAAGGGTCAACTTTTTTTCTTAAAGATATTAATTCTTTAAGAATAACCGGAGCCATTACTTCGTATTTAACACCACTCAGTCTTCCGTCCGACTCATATATTGCTAATTCTCTATTAACTTCTTCTACGTCTTCAGCAATAAAACCATATTGTGTATTTCCAGGAAACTTCCTAAACTCAAATTGAACAGGCTTAAGATCATATAACCATGAACTATCATATTCATAATCTATATTCATTTTTATTGCTCTGTTAGAAGCATTTACCCCTACTTGACCGTCAGAACCAATCATTAAAGTTTTATGAGATTCAACATTATTAAGTGTATTCCCCCTCAACCAAATATGAGATTGTGCTAAAGGTCTCATGTCACCAACAATAACATTCATAGCATCATCAACAGTAAGTCCAGTCATTCCTAGAGTACCATCAAAATTAGAAACCGTGAACCCAGTACTAGAAGATGTGGTTCCACTACCAAAAATCATAACGGAAGCTGGATTATGAGAACCACTATTTTCAATATTAGTTAAATCACTAGATTTATATCTAAAAACACTTTGTTGTGCGAACGCACCAAATTGACCGTTTTGTCCAGCGTCACTTAGATTAATCTTATATAGATTTCTAACATATTCAGTCGCAGTAGCATCTGTTGGGTCTGGCATGTTTACCTCCCATGTATGTGTAATTGGGTTATATCTTTGGTGTGAATCTGTTAGGGTTCCACCTGTCATAAACAAATAAGAATAATAAGGATAACATGTTATTGGACAGTATGTAGATCCATTAACATCTATAATAGAATTTAATATTAAGGAACCAAGAATTGTTGTATTTCCTGAGAACTCCGCACTAGTATTCGGTGTTTGAGTTAATTGTCTACTATAATCCACCAATGTTGTAAAACCCATAATTAATTAAATTACGTACATACCCAACGGTATATAACTAAGAGATTTATTTAACGATTCAGCCGTTGTTGAACGAGCTTCGGATTGTCCTAAATTACTCATACTAGTTAACCTTTCACCCAACTCCTCTATTAATTTCGACTGTTCGTCTTTACCCTCAGATAGGAGAGATTCATAATCCATAGATACATCTGCACCTGGTACATTTAATGAACCAGAAAATTTACCTCTAACTCTACCTAAAGTTTCTTTAGCTAAACCTAAAAGATATCTTCGTACCCATATTTTAGATGGTAAATTTAACGACGCATATTCAATAGCGTCTAATGGTACATCAGAAGGTAACTTAATTACATCAGCATTTGCGTTCAAACAAGCCTCTGAACTTGTTTCGTCTGATGTGTTATCAATATCATAATAACGATACCAAACCTTTCCTTGGTATAAACTCATGGCCCCTCTATCATATTTCCCTCCAGGTGTTGGCATCAACCAAAGATACCTTTGGTGATTTCCTGAAGAGTCTGTTGGTCCAGCCGTTAATTTATATTGTAAATCCCCCCTAATCATTCTATTTTTAAGATTTCTGTCCGTTTGTCTCAAAAGAACATCAAAAGCCGGCATTACGTAATAAGCCCCCATACCAAACTGGGCTAATCCACCTTCACCACCAAAACCTCCACCAAACGCACCACCAATTCCTATAAAGGGATCAATAACAGATTGGTCTAGAGTAGGTGGTGTATACCACAAAACTTCATTAATCTCTCTATTTGCCGGTAAAAGATACTGTTGTTGGTTACCAACTAAATCAATAAAGTCGGTTTTTAATTCCCAAGGACCTCTAGCTTGTAGACCAACTGCTTTAGAATAAGCATATGTGTATTCTATTTCTACTCCTAGAGTTTTTTGACTTAGTCCAGTAACTACCTGTTCTGGAGTTAAACTTTGGTTAAGTAAACTAGGCCATTGATTGTCAACCAACCATTCATACTGGTATTGCACATAGTCTTCAACAGCAATCGTAAGTAAAGTATCAAGTTGTTCATCTGTTAACTCTACTTTTCTTACCGGTGCCCCTAAACGATGTCTGGTCTTACGAAATAATGACGCTCTTTCTGCGATGGTTATATTAGTTGAATCATTTGCCATATGTGTTCTCTTTTAATATAAATATTAAGATACTAACAAAACTAATACAATATATTTTAGGATGTTTATTTTTGGTCTACAGTACTACCTGCATCACTACTAGCTAAACAACCACCTTTTTGTCCTTTACAAGAATTTTCCATTTTGATGTTTATTTGTTAATTGATTTTGATTTTGTTATTTTTCCTGTAAAGATGGTATCCCCAACTCTAATTTGTAACTGTTCATCAACCTTTCTTTCAACAATAATTTCCTCTACTACTTCTCTAATTAAAGATTTTAATTCACTAGGACTAGTAGTTTTATTTTGTTGAGTAGGTGTTGATTCTTGTATAACTTTTTGAGATTCTTTTTGATAATTAGGATTTATCATTTTAATTAACTCAGGATCCATACCGTCCATTGACCCTATAGATGCTGGGTCGGCCACTGGATTATTAACCATTGCCTCGACAATTTCTTTTGGCATTTTAGTTGTTTTAGCGTTTTTAAGGGTTCTTCTTATTGGTTGTGTTGGGTCTGAACTAATCTGTGGTGTTTGCCCTGCTGGTAAACTGGTAAGCATTTGAGAAGAATCGACCATACCTGATGGTAATGGTGGTTGTTTATTCTCGTTCATACTACTTTTACTATATTCTCCCCCACTACCACTTTTGCCGAAAGTTTCATCTACTTTATCTAAAAGGGATTTGGATTTTCCTAATATCCCTGCTAATTGTCTTATATCTACTGGTGCTTCTGCCATAATTAAAATTTTGCTTGTGCGTATATCCTTGTCATATCCTTATCTCCCGTAGGGTTATATAAAGGTTTTGCTTCATTAAATATATCACCACTATTAACAAAGTCAACCATTCTATCAACCCTAAACAATCTCCACCCTGGTAGATTTTCTGGAGTATCGCTCTTCCCCTCCAATTGAAATGCCCTTACAACCTGGTTTTCTCTCTTTGAAAGACCGTATACATATGGTTCTATCTCTCTATACCCAGGATTAGAAATAGTGTCTCCTTCATAGTATATAGTACATATATTACGATTATTAATCGCACTAATTATTTGATTACGATTTACCGCCTCTAAAATTATATCCTTATATAGAGAAGTTAATTTCATATTATAATTTTTAAGACTCTGTTTGGTAAGGGTAAGGGTTTAGAATTGGGCCACTATATGGTGTGTCAGGTGACATTCCATTAGTACCTTCGTTCATTGAGATAGCCTCTGTTCGTTTTTCAACGTCGATAGAACTACCTACCTCAGCTTCTGCTGGTGCCGCATAACCGTTAAGTAAACCACCAGCAAATGCTGGGTTACCTTTACCTTTAGCATCTCCATCACTTAAAGCGTTCTGGTGAGATTCACTGTAAGCGACGGTTTCGTTATAACCAAATTTACTTTGATTGATAGCAAACGCCTCGGTTCTTTTGTTATTAGCTGTTTCGTCTAGTGTTGCCATAGTAATTAATTTTTTAGTATGTTATTTATTGTTTTTATCATTTCTTTGTATACTGTCTTATTAGTAAATATTTGTCTGGAGTTATTTTGTGCTCTAGGAACATTTACTTTTGTGACATTTTTATTTTCTCGATCCTTTGTATGGGTTTTCTTAAATTGATTTTTCATCCCTGCGTCGGACTTTGTTCTTTTTTCCCTATTAACATCACCCCTAGATTTAGTTAAAGTATTATTAACCCAGGTTTTCATCTTATCACCACCATTAATCAAATACTCAGGATTATCCTTACCACCCTTAAAACCATCAAAAAAATTCTTCATTCTTTTTAACATAGAATATGTCATAGATTTATCACTTACAATATTCTGTGCTCTTTTATATCCCTTTAGTGTTTTATTATTTTTATTTCTACTAATTTCATTATTAATAGACTTAATTACATCATTAGGTATAGTGTACTTATTCCCATATAAATCCTTATTCGCCATTAATCATCATTGTTAATTTTTCTTTAATGGATGGACTTACTTCAGTAAAATTCACATCTTTCATTAACGCATTTAGAATAATAAGTCTTTCACTATTTTCTCGCTCCATCCACAATTCTTTTATTAACATAGCCCATTTGACTAATATAGGGTCCTCATCAGAATATTCTTCTAAACTCATTATTTCCACATCGTTGTTAGTAGGTAAAAGATCACTACTATCCATACGATTAGTGACTATATCCTCTAACATTTCTTTCATTAAATCCTCAGAATTATCTTTAGTGAAATAATCTTCAAACTCAGACTCTTTATTATTTTTTTTAAGTATTTGGAAAAATTTTGCGGGATTGTTTTGTAATTTGTCCGCAAGTTCAGAATGTTTTTTATCTTTTTCATTTTCACCCCAAAATCTTCTATATCCATAGAAATTAGAGGCCCCTTGTCTAGTCATTTTTTCAAACGAATCAGAAGTTTTATCACTACCAAAATCGTGATTAATAGTATAGTCCCCGGAAATAATACTTCCAGTAGAATCAATTAACTCCATTAAATCCTTTTTATTCATAGTATCTGTTTTATACTATAAATATCAAACCATAATAAAACGTTTGGGATTTTGTGTTGAATTAATTATTTTGTGGAGAGAACTGACATTAGATGTTCTTTAGGTGAACTATTTATATCTGACCAAAATACCACTTCTCTTTCATCCATTTTCATTAAATCTTCCATAGTGTCCTGATCTTTCTCCGCAAAAGGTATTCCAGATATTAGTGACATTTGTGTTTTAGTATAATACTCTCTTGGTTCCAGTAAACCTTTTTTATCTACAGCCTTCAATACGTTATCTCGTATTGCTGGTTCAAAAGAAACCAAAAGAGGTTTAACTCTTTTATTAAAGTTAGAGATATATCTGGCTTTGTTATATTCCCCACAGATATCTGGATTTTTTTCCATTTGGTCTTTATCTAAAAGATAACAATTAAATGTTAGTTCACCTTTTTTCTTTTGTATATCTCCATGAGACGCCCTAGTACCGTTATTTACATAGAAAATAGTATCACCCAGACTAACTCTAAGATTATTTTTTATAATCAATTCCATATGTGCTTGTGAAGGAAGAGGATTACCAGCTTTATTATTACCTCTATTGATGTAGGATTTAACTGTTCTTTTAACTCTAGATTTGGATGCTATTTTACTAAGTGGTATTTTACAATCATAGATATTTTGTAAATGTTCATAATAATATTCTATAAACTCCGGTCCTTTACCATTTAATAACATCTCCAAACCATTATCAATAAACTCCTTAATATAATCTGGAAGTGCTTTAGATTTAATTGTATTTCCCACAATATCTACCTTACCATCTTCTGTTAAATCAGCGTAATTTTTACGAGATACATTTATTGATGATTTCCAAAAACCATCTATATCTAGTCCCATAACCCCTCTCATATAAGAGTCATTAAATTCCGCAACTACGGCGGGGGTACCACTATACTCTTTATCTTTTTCTACAAAATGATGTATTCCTTTACCAATGTAAGTATATTTCTTTGTTGATTCTGGTACACTAAAATTACATCCATCAGTATCTAATACAAGAGGTATGAAACCTCGATTTTCAAAAAACCTAACTAATAATCTAAGGTACATCCTGGCGGTACAGGTAACTTCCTCTCCTTTCATAACATCTCCCCAGTTAAAAACTTGTGGAGCGGTTAGTGAACCATACATAGAGTTATTGATAATTTTAATTGGTAATTGTTTAGCTTTGAAAAAGGACGCCTTTTTTTTATCTCCTTTTTCCGCCCATTCGTTAGCCATGTATTTGTACTTATTTCTAGTATCATAGAGATATTGTAACATGGCATGCATTGCCCCCGAAACGTCACATTCTGGATAAACACCGTGGGTAATCATAATTGATGGGTAAAGTGATGCGTAATCTAATTTAACAATATCTCTTGAGTACCCAACCTTAAGTATTCTGGATAATCCCCCGGTAAAACTTCTTTTTTCTCCTTTTGTTGGAATGGCAATATTATTTTCATAGGACCAGGATAACATTAATAATTTCCATATAGATGCGGTCCCCATTGTTGAAACACGTTCATATATTGTTGGTAGTATTTTTGCCATTAAAAAGGACGATTGGTTAAAACTGTTATCAACCTCTAAAGTCTCCCAGATATCATCTAGTAGATACTTCTCTACTATTTCCTTACCAGTTATTTCCTCCCAACCATCAGGTATTTTTTGTTCACTAGACTCCGACCACTCACCAGTTTTAATATTAATCCAGTAAGGATTTTTATCAAACCTTAATTTTGCGATTTTATCGTGATCGACGTATACTCGATTATCTTTTGCGATTCTTTGTTGTTTACAAATATACTTTAACCCCGCGGATTTAATATTTGAGTTAATAGCCATAGCCCTTCTAACTGAATGAATAACGTCAATAATATTATAACCCCACATACTAGTTTGTTCAAACTTCTCTACTTCATTGGCTAATTTTAATATATTTTCTCTTCTTCTAAATTTAGATTTTTTCTTAGGGTCGAGAGTTTTAGCGATCTCTTTTATATCTAACCCTAACATTTCACATCTTGACACTATCCAGTACCAATCAAAATTTTCTGAATTATACCCTCCTATTATAGAAGGACGGACATAATCAATTACTTTGAAGAAGTTCACTAACATTTCTTTTTCTTCTTCCTCATTGTTTGCGTCCAAAACAACTTCAAATCCTCTATTGTCCTTTACCCCAATAGAAAATATTGTACCATCGGATGGTTCTAAAGACGTTGTTTCAATATCAAAAACCAGTCTATGTACATCGTCATAGTTTTCAAAACCCTTAAATAGTCGTTTACCTGTTGATATCATATATTGTTCAACTGGGGAGATTAGTTCAAAATATTCTCTATTTTTATATGGTTGTATTCCACCATCACCAAAAAATTTCAATAAGGTATAAAAACCTTGGTTTGTATATACAAGATATTTGAACCCATCCTCCAGTCTACTATCCCCCACAGTATTTAGTTTTTTCATTTTAATACCGAATTGTTTCATGGCGGTCCTAATCCTTCTTTTATCTCTTCCGTAAAAATTAATTTGTTCAGATGTAAAGACATCCTCCTTACACCAAAGGAAAGGTTTTAATTTCTTTCTTGTTGTAAATTTCCCTTTATTTGGATCATCAATAACTAAATGAATATAGTTACTAGCTGCCTCGTATTCAAGTGCAGTAATATATTGTTGTGGGTCTCGTCCTTCTAAAAAGGATGAAATAGTGTCTTGGTCTATATGGGGAATTTTGTCGTGTTTTACGGGCATAAGTTTTTGTGTTAATATTTACCTACAAATATACAAAAAAAATTCTAAAAGAAAAACTAAATAATTAACAAGTTGTAATCGTGGCTGGCATACATGATGATCTACCATCCATTTCAACTATTTGGTATCCGTCATATCCCGGACCATTTTCCCCAAAAAACACATACCAACCCACGGGTAGTTTAGTTCCCACAGAACAAACACCATCAGTACTTAGTACGCTTCTTGCACCTAAATTACCAGCCTCCCCAATATTTGTAACAAATTTCACATCACCTGATGGTTCCCTCTCAAGAATATCGGTACATATAACTTCTCTACTTACTGTTGGACCATCAGATAAGATAGGGTCTTTTCCACATGTAACGCCTTGATCTTGTCCGATAATTGAGCTTGTGGCAGTTCTATTCAGGCCATTCATTCCGACCCAGTCACACAGTGCTATTCCATTTAATTGTGAAAATGCCATATTAAGTTACTACTAAATAAGTTGATTCTGGGTTAAAGTAAATTACATTAGTTGTCGTTGTCATATACCCAACTACTCTTATGTAATCACCACTTCCCATACTACCAGTACTTTCTGTTATTTTACCATCCGATGTGGAAACATAGAGTTGACCTCCTGCCGTCCAAGTTGTTACATCGTCTGCTATATTAATTTTATAGAATCCTTTTAATAATATACCATTACTTGGTGCCGCTCCCAGAGCAATTCCTAGAAGACTACCTTGTTGTGTGGTATCATCGGCATCAGCCTTAACCCAGTTAGAAGCTCCCCTCAACTGTACTAAAACACCCGCTGCGTAATCCGCTCCAGCTGAACCAAATGTTACCACTTCACCACCACCAGTATTGTTACTTAATCCTGTTGGGTCATGGTGTACATCTAATTTTGTTACTGGTGAGGTTGTTCCTATACCAACACTAGTTGCTGACATTACAATATCATTATTAGAACCTAAAGTCAAATCAGCCCCTCCATTTTCTTCACCACTAATCCAGTTTTGGTTAGTAGCAGGAATAGCACCTTGCCAAAGGAAATATAATCTTCTTGTCGATCCATTAATACCCACCACCTCATTACCTGCATAATTTTCTATATAAGCATGAGTTGAGGTGTCATTTAAGTCTATCGCCATCGAAGGAGAAGCCGCATTTTTTTCGGTAAACTCAACTCTTCCAGTTGCTTCTAAAGTAATATCATCAGTTGCTATAATTTCAACATCATTAGCACTATTAATATATAAATCATTACCTGAACCACCCTGAGTACCATCTATCCAGTTACCGTTAGCCGCAGTAGCACCACCAAGATATAAACGTGTCGTGGCACTCATAGCACCATTTACCGTAAATGGTATTGCTGGTGAATTACCTGGTGCCCCAGGAGTTGTTGTTCCTATACCTATGGAGTTTATTGACCCTGTATTGGCAACATCTCTTCCATATATTACATTACCAATATTAATTTGTCTAGTTCCAGTTGCGTCTACGGCGTTTGTACCAGCTCCTATACATATATTATTTGTACCACTTGTTAATGTTCTTCCAGCTTGGTAACCTAAAAATACATTTGCATTTCCTGTAGTTATTGCTAATCCAGACTCATGTCCTATTGAAACATTTTGAGAATTACTGTTTGATGCCACCCCTTTTAAGGCACTTCCACCAATCGCAACATTATATGACCCAGTTTCGTTAGAAAGAAGAGAATCTGAACCAACTACTGTATTAAACCCTCCTGTTGTGTTACTCATTTGTGATTGTGCACCTATCGCTGTATTGTCACGTGAAGAAGTAGCCGCAGAAAGGGATTTATAACCAAGTGTAGTGTTAGATATAGAACCTGTCATCGACGGACTAGATAGTGATTGGTAACCTATTATCGTATTCTGGGTTGTGTGGGCGGCTGAAGAAGCATACTTACCCGCCATCTCCCCAATATACGCATTGCCAAATGCTAATGAGTCTTTAAGTGACAATGCACCTGTTAAGGTAGCACCAATAGAGGTAGTCTCAAATTTCTTAACTCCTACATTATATAAAGAAACACCACCAGCTGCAGAACCTCTAAGAATATAACTTACTGCACTTCCATCAGTAAAATCTAATGTATCACCTGCAACCTGTAGGTAACTACTACCCACATCAATTCTACCCCCAGTGCCATCACTGTATACTTCTAAGTCGTCACCGGCACCCATGATTATCTTTTTATTGTCGGGTACCCTAATATCCGATTCAACTGTCATACCATTAGTTGAAGCACTTACAATAAGACCAGATGTTGGTTTTATTATAATATCTCCATGGGTATAAACATCGTGAGTTTTTATCGGATCGATTGGTGCGTGAGTAAGGATTGTATTCCCACCGGTACCCCAATTAGTGAATATTGTATTATTAATGTTGGTTTGATTATCACCATCTCCTTTTTTGATATCCGCCTGACAACCAATTACAACATTGTTTGAACCGGTTGTTATTTTTCCTAAAGGGTTAGTTATACCCGCTCCTGCATTATTACCTACTGCCACATTACATCCTCCAGTTGTTATCCCGGATAATGAACCTGCTCCCACAGCTGTGTTGTAATTATGTGCATTGACTGACCCTCCGTACATTGAACCATGACCAAGAGCTACGTTATCTCTTCCCGTGTTATTCAGATAAAGAGTTCTATAACCAAGTCCCGTGTTTTGAATCCCATCCATCTCCCCATTCAATGATTCTGAACCTACCGCTGTTGACCTATCTCCATGGGACTCATCTAAGGATCCATAACCTATTGCCACATTATCACTACCTGTTACCATTTGTAGTAAACTTTTAGCACCTAGTGATGTGTTTTTAGAACCGGTTGTTACTTCTGGTTGTGAATTCGATCCCACCGCTGTATTGTTTGAACT